GCGTCTTTCGTTCAAAGTATAGGTGGACGGCGTGTTATTTCACATTCTCCACAACATCTTACTACCCGCATATCATCTTTGTGAGTTGTACGGATGGTATCTCGTCTGTTGACTAATCTCAGGTCAACAACTTTACTATACTCTTAGCCAGGTTGCTTGCTACTCATCCAATCTTCCCGTAACCAAAGGAAGCATCATCATCAATCGATGGATCTAATGATGGGACTCATAACGAAGACTCTCGCTCTACTTGACGGCCCTGTGTGATACTAAGATCACAACCCCGCGATCCCAACGGATTTACGCGCTAACCCACTCGACTTTCTCCTCTCTTAGATCATAAAGAGATTCGAGATCGAGGCCCCAATGTGGGTTTTCTTTCTTCCACTTGAGAAACAATCGGACTCTTGATATTTCAAAGAGCATCTCCCCCCTGTCCATCTTCAGACTTAGGTCTCCGAAGACTTCCCTCTCATCCGCATAAGGCTCTCTTACGTTTTTGAAGAAACCTTCATGATATCTTTGGTACTCCTTAGAGAACCAGAGATCACGAAGACCTTCTAAACCAAAGTGCCTCAACATCGGACGAGCATGGGACCAGAATAGGGTTTCCGTCCTCTCCAAGAGTTTAGACGGAAGAGAATCCAAAAGTTTCTCTCGGATCACTGGCATGACCTTTAGACGTCCTAAGAGACTATCTTCTTCGATAAGTCCCTTAGATCCCGTGACGCCTATTCCTGCAACGGTTAGATCCTTCGAACAATCGTTCTTAGATCTATTAGTCAACAAGCCAAAGTTGACATAAGGTATCTTTACCACCTCTCTAACACGAATTCCTATTGGTAGGACATCGCCGAACTGTCGTTCGGATTCGTATAGAGTATCAATTCTCCAAAGTTCAGAATTGATTTGCAAGAAATCCCCAGAGACGAAGTTCTTACCCACTGAGGGTTCGAAACCAAAGTCTCCGATCTGAGTTGCCCACGCTTGATATTCAGCTGGACTATCTACTCGGAATAAAATGTCATCTCCGTTAACGAGAACGGGATATAATTCCTTAAGACATTTTAGGGACAATTCATGCCCGCAAGCTTTCTCCCTAGAAAGCCAGTACGCAATGAGATTTGCGATACAGAGGATGACAAAGGACACAACGTTACCCATGAGCTGACCGTTCTTCTGTCGAAAGTTTTGAAGATCATAACCAAAATCTTTAAAACATTCAAAGAAATCGAAGTTCGGTAACATCGTTTTCTCCTGGAGAATATCTAGCTTCAACAAGGAATCTCGAAGAAGCCAGAAATCACTTTCTCTGACATCAGCGATAGGATCATACATAGCCAACAATATGGCTTCTGTAACCTCCGCTTTAAGATTGTCAGTCGCGGCACTATAGTCGCCGGATACCATCTTGGAAGATGGTAAGTAGTCCTTAAAAAAGGACCACAAGTGATCTCTCCGGAGGGGCTCTCCTATGAGTCTAAAGAACCCCGTCCAATGTCCATACAGATGCTTCCATAAGCTTTTCTGTATTTTGTGCAATCTAACGTGGAGACCAACTGAAGGTTTAGTGATCATTCTAACCTTCATTGGCTCAAGTATACACGCCGGCACAGCCTCCAAACACGTCTCAAAGTGATCCGAAGCTTCAGTTCTATGCTCCACCGAACTGAAGTTGAAGCAACGAGCAACATCATTCGTGGTCAGAAAGCCTTTAGAATAAACAGGCTTTGGACATGACCACTTGCTCTTCTCTTGGACATAACCGATTAACTCGGCGTCGCAGAGATCCGACCATCCCGAAAAGTATGCACCCGTCAATTGACAGGCACCAGGTCTTGCATGCATAAGATCACGACAGAAACCAATGTTTCCTCCAGCCCAAAAGGGTACTTGAGCAGTAGCATGGCTTGATTGGTTAGATGTTTCATGGTAATTTTCATTATCACCAAG